TGTCAACGTACACGTTTCCAGTGGTTCCAAGAATGTCGCTGCGATTGCCGCCCTCAGCCAAGGGCCGCCCCGTGAACCAAGCAGAAGCCGCGTCCTGCGGGTTTCCGTACTTCTGGACATACGACCCGAATTCGCCCGCAAACACCCTGTCCTGCGCTTCCGGGCTGGCAAGGAATTCTTCAGGCGTCAGGCGGCGGCCAAGGTGCTTTTCAGTCCAAGGACCGATGTTGAAGTCCATGACCTGATAGCGGCCATAAGCCCTGTTGCCCTTCTTCGTGACCGGGCCAAGCGCAGCATAGTCGCCGCTTCCGGCGCTTTCGATGCTCGCAATCGCGTTGGCGTAGTCCATCACGCTCATTACAGCGCCCCCAGACCCAGCGACAGATAGTTAAACAGGCCCGGACGCTGGCTCTGCGTTTGCGTTTGCTGCCCCATATTGGCCGCACCGAGAGCCGCCAGAGGTGCCGACAGCGAAGCCATAGGCGCGCCCGTAAACCCGCCGTACTGCGCGCGTGCGGCGTCGATCAGGGCCTGATTGATGGCCTGCTGCATCGTGCCGAACTGCTGCTGTTGCTGCGTGATGCTTTGGCCCATGTTGAGGCCCTGCTGCGCCAAGGCTCCAAACTGGCCAGACGCCGCAAGCTGCTGCCGACGCTGATCTTGAGCCGCCCGAAGCGCGCTTTCAAATCCTTGGGCACGAAGCTGGGCCGCAAGTTGGCCGCCCTGCTGTGCGAAGGCGCGATTGGTTTCAGCCTCTGCAATGCCCTGACGCGATCCGCCAAATGCGCCAGCCGCGCTGGCCTGAGCGCCAAGCTGGTTTTGCTGCATCAGGCGCTGACGCTCCAGATCGGCCATCGACGTGTCGATAACCTGCTGCGTGTAGGGGTTCTGGAAGGCCGGGATGTCCGGCATTTCTCCAGAAGCAGCAGTGCCTAGAAGCGATCCAGTATAAGCTCCAGAGGCTTGCTGGAACACGTTTGGCTGAACTGCGGGCTGCACGCCTGTTGGATTTGCTGCACCTGCCATGATTATCTCCGTGTTGCGTTGCTGCCGCCAGACGACTTACTGCCGCCAGACGTTTTGCCACCGCTTGGTGATGATTTACTGCCGCTCGGCGTAGACTTGCTCGGCGTAGACTTGCTCGGCGTAGACTTGCTCGGCGTAGATGCCGTGTCACGCGAACCGACCGGATTAATGCCAATCGCGTTTGCGACGCCAGAAAGCGGGCCGCCTGAGAATGTCGTGCCGCTGCGTCCCGGCCCACCGCCGTCAAACATATCTCGGACGCTGGTGAAGCCGCCAGAAGATGGTGCGGATGTGCTTGGACGGTCACCAGCGTCCCTACCGCGATCACTATCTCGGGGCGCGGTTGGTGCTACAGGGGCCACAGGGGCAACGGGGGCCGCAGGCATAACAGGTAATTCCGGGGTTCCAAAACTCAAAGGCGGCGCGCCGGTGATTGGGTCAACAAACAGCCCCGTAATGGCGTCGTATTGGCCCGGCCTGCGCGTCTCAAGTTCCCTGACAGCTTGGTCGTAAAGGCCGCCAGACGAGTAAGCCCGAAGGCCCCCGTCAAAGGTTTGCGCTGTCGGCATCCCCATGTTGACATCAACAGTCGGAAGCCCAAAAGCAGAAGCAGCCGCGTTAATCCCTTGGCCCGAAGCCAACTGGAAAGGGGTCATCGCCGCAACGTCTGGACCATAATAAGGAGCGTATCCAAGGCCCGCCACGGTTTCGGCGCGGGCGATGTTTCTCATCGCCGCCTCTTCAAGCCATGCAGGGATTTTAACTTCCGTAGTGGTCTTGCCACCTTTGCCGCCGCCGCTCATTCAAAGTTCCTTTCCAACACCGTCATGACGGGTTTGTATCCGTGCTTCGCAAGAACTCGCTCCCAGCCACGTCGCCCAGCGATTGTCATTGATGTGCAGCCCTGTGTCTTTCCCCAAGCCACGGCGGAATCAATCATGTTGACGATTGTTTCCATCTCACCACCGGCTAAAAAAACGTGCAGGACACTTTTCTTAGGATATAACACAATCTCAGTGACAGCGCACCCCTTTTCAGCAGGCCACAACTGCATGCGCCCGCTCAGGATGCCCTCAGCCACATCTTGGAAATCATGCGACCCGCCGCTGTATTCCAGCGCGTCCTCGATCCACTTGCGGCAATGCTCTAAGAGCGTCATGCCTGCACCCGACTGATGACAAGCGTCACCGACGGAGAGGCTGGGGCGTAGGCCGTTGCGGCGTGCGCCAACAGCGAACCGTTGGTGCTGTCTGTTGCCCACATAGCTTCGAGGTAATCATTGGCCGCAAACTCAAAAATCGAGTCGCGGGACACAACAATGGTCGCGCCATTGTTGTGCAGGCTGGCGACCATTGTGCTTCCCGTTATGTTCGTGCCATTCACGCGCGGCCAGAACCTGAATTCCAGCGTGCTGGCCGAAGACGATGCAATCTGCGCTGTAAACGAGACGCGATACAGGCCGCCCTCAGAGAACACAATGCGGGTAGGGTTCGTTCCGCTTTTCGTAATGCCATCAGCAAGCGACGGCGCGTCAAATTCAATCGCATAGGCCGTGTTGCTGGCGGCTGCGGTAATCGTTGCATCCTGAGCGAAGATGGCGTGACCATCGCCCAGCACAACCTGCCGCCACTCGCCATTCTTGGAAACGACAGGATAACCGCCGGACGCATCCCACAAAATAATTCCGTCAGTCGCAGGGCTGGCATCGCTCAATTTGAAGCTTAGATTGTCCCACGTCCGCGCGAGAAAGCGGCGCAATTCCTCGCCCCACCCGCGCAAATCCTGCCCGATGACCGGGATGCCAAACCTCATCGGCGGCCCCCAGCATCAACGTCAAGCCTCGGGATGCCCCAGCGCCAATCGGCCAGACGCGCGCCTACAACGCGCATCGAAACCTGACGCCCGCTAAACCGCACGCTGGTTGGTGCCGCCATCGAATAGGGGCCATAAGACCGCTCGGTGTCATTCGGATAAAGCCGGGTCTTGAACGTCGTAGTCACGTCGCCCTGTGTTTTCTCATCCGGGATCAACTCTTTGGCCATCATCGTTTGATCGCCAACGCCGATCTGCACCGGGCCGCTCTCGACGTAGACCTCGGCTCCGTCATAGTTCCAGCCGGTCTCATGCGCGTAGATCGGCCCTGTCGGAGCGATTAGGATCGGGTTGCGGAACACGCCAGCATCGACGCCGCATGTGCGGGCCATCGCCCCGATAGTCCAATACCCTTCGGCGTAGTTGTAGGCTACATATCTGTCGTTTTCGTTCGACGTGGCGGATGGGTAGAACCACCAAACCTCGTTTTGCAGGCCGTTCGCAGCGCAGGCTACCTTGGAAATTTGCGCGAGGTTCAGGTTGCTAAAGACGTAATCCGACACCTCAGACGGCAGGGGCTGCACGCCGCCGCCGGTGAACGAATAAAACCCGTCGCGGCTCATCCAGAACACGCCAGCATCGACGGCTGCCGCGCAATTGCGTGAGGCGGCACCGCAAGATGAGCCGACACGCTCGAAGCCATAGACAAAGGGCGGGCCTTGGTATGTCGCTGTGTGCGCGTCCACGTCGGTCAAGATCAACGCCTGCCCGCGCGTGCGAAGCGCCAGCATAATCTGGCCGTTGGTCTGCAACTCCAGATCGCCAGCCTCGTTCGTCGTACTGGGCGTCCAGACTGTGTTGTTTTCCCGATCCGACCACTGAACCTTGCGAGGGTTGCCGCCAGCGCCAAGGGCAAACAGGAAACGCTCCTCGGTGACAAGGATGCCGCTGTTCCCGGTCGGCGCGTTGGTCACTACAACGGCATCGTTGGCAATATTCAGCGTCCATTCATAAATGTCGCCGTCAGCATTAGAGCAGGCGACAAGATACTCGCCCCAGTTATCCAGAGACCAAGTCGTCGCTGGAATCGGCGTTTCGCCTTCTGGCCGCTCAGTTCCATAGAAGCTGACGCCATAAAGCCCGCCGCCGTATCCATCATTTGCATCTGCGCTGACAATGCCAGCCGTTAGGCCGGTCGGCGTAATGTCGGTTACGGTGTTACTGGCACCCATGACTTTCAGCGCGTTGTGCGTCCCAAAGGCCAGCCAGCGCGTGCCGCTGTTCGCACGCCATGAAACAGCCCCGCGAGCCACGCCTGTAGCCGTTGCATCGCCGCGTTGAACCCAGCCCCCGACGGGCTGCATGACGCCGTCCTTCCAGCGAACGAGCGAGCCGTCAAACCAGCGACCCGTGCTTTCTAGGGCAGTCCCCTTGCGAGAAATGCCCGGCGGGATTTGAAGCGGGACAAGCGGCATGTGCGCTCCTTACGGCTTGGCGGGCCAGTTCACGCTGTGCGGGAAGCCCTCTTGAGCCGTTATATCACGAAGCGCCTGCCGATAGGTAGCCATCTCTGCGCTCATGGTCACATCCGAGAGAGCCATCCAATCTGTCGCGGCGAGCAGGCTGTCACGCTGGGAGCGAACAGCCTTGGCTGCCTCTGCATCAAGGCCAGCCTGATACGCAGCTTCCTTCTCAGCTTTGGTACTGTCCTCATCATCCGAGAACATCTCCCGCACTTCCCAAGCCTGCACCCAGCTTCCATTGGCATCTTGAGTTACACCATTGCGGGCTGCACTCTGGTACGGGCCAACGTCAGGCTTAGGGGTTTCAAAGACGGCTTCGATGTTGAGCGCATCAAGGACGTTTTGGTTCCAAGTGCGAGGCATGGAGATGTTAGGGTTGGCCGACCGCCACTCCCCTTGGGTCTTCACCTCGCCCGTGGCCTTGTGTCTGTATTCGCCCATGAGATTGATCCTTTCAGATGGGGGTGATCAGCTAATCGCAAAAAAGATGTAGGTCGCAGTGTTGACGTTTACGTTGGTGGCAGCAACCTGATTGACGATGAAGCCAGTGCTATCCGGGTCAATCGTGTCGTTTGTCGTCACCTCTGCGGCAGTCGTGTTCAGGCTCAAGTGCGGATCGTTGCCCGTGACGATACCTCTTGCCGTATCCCAGACATACCAATCACCTGTGCTGTCCGTGCGCTTGATAAGGACGAACCGTGCGCCTGTCGTGAAGCCGCAGTTGATGGTCTGGTTGGAGCCATTGCCCGTGTAGCTGCCGACTTTGGAGATGCTGGGGAGAGAGGCGAAAAGGTAGGCGATGAATGTGGCCGTGTTGCCGTTTACGTCATCATTCGTGCCAAGCGAAAAGACGCTGCTTGTTGGGGTTGTGTCATTCCACATGGTGTCAAGATCAGCGGTCGCCGCCGTTGAGTTTAGGATTAAGTAGTCTGTGGCGTCACCGGCATAAACAACCCAGTTGTCCGCTGCACTGCGCTTTTTCACAATCATCAACTCAGGCGCAGCACCAAGGTTATGGCTGACAGTCCTGTTAGCCCCCGTCCCAGTATACGCCACCACATCGAAAAACCCCGGTGCGCGCTTGAACAGGTAGTTTATGAACGTGTTGCTGGAAGCGTTGGTGATCGTGGATGTCGTACCAACCTTGACCCCATCCATAACGTCCCAAGGATTAGCTTGCAGGATCGTAGTCCCAGCGGCTACTTCGGCATCAGTTGTAGACGTGACAAGATAACCAGTCCCGGTCATCCGAGATGAAAACAGGCTTGCAACCGATGACCCACTGTTTTTCACAAGGACAGCATCGGCAGTTAGACCGCCAGTAACCGTAGCGTTTGCACCTGTTCCTGTTCTTGCATTAAGACCCAACACCTGCGTCCCGCTCGTAGGTTCCCGCATAGGACCGCGGCGGATGGCGATGTAGGTGTAGGTGCCGCCAGAAGCATTATATCCAGCGTCTGTAGTGTTTAGCTGAAATCCTGTTGAATTTGGGGAAACAAAAGTCCCAGTGCTTTCTGCGTTAGACAAGTTGGGGTTCAATTCAGCATCAGTCCCACCGACAGTAAAACCACGCATATTGTCAATCAGGTTCCAATCCCCCGTGGAGTTAGAACGCTTTACGAGAAGCCATTGAGGCTCCCACCCAAGATCAACAACAGTCCCAGTCGTAGAACCATTCCCCGTATAACTCCCACACGCAATCAACCCATCCGAGCCATCACCAGACGGGCCGAGGGGATCGTGGGCGAAGAGGTAGGCGACGTAAGTGTCTCCATTACGATTAACACCCGAATTGGGGCCAACAGTAAAAACAGAAGCTGTTGGCAATGCACCGAACTGATCGTTGTCCAAGGTTTGCGCTATCGTAGTGTTTAGCTCCAAATAGCGATTGGCACCCGACAGGCTTCTATGATGAACAACCCAGTTTGTATTGAGCGAGGTGCATTTAACAATAATGCAGCCGGGGACGACGCCAAGATCATGAGCAATCTGACGCCCAGTGGCCCCATTCCCAGTATACGTCACCACATCAAAGAACCGAGGCGCTTGGCGGAAGGTCCATGAGGCGTAGGTTGCAGCGTTGACGTTGATACCAGCAGCACTCCCGAGGGAAAAACCACTGGCGTTAAACGCAGTTACACTATTAGCCAAAGTCGCGGCGGCTTGTGTGGTGTTGCTATTGATTTCATTGTTTGTGCCGCGAAGGGTGTCGAACAGAAAATTGTCCGTGGCCGCACTACGGGATTTGATCCACGTCAGCCCACCCTCACCAGCAAGGTCAATCCCGTTGGTGATCGTCTGAGTAGAGCCGTTGCCCGTGTAGAGATACGTTGAGAACACGTCCTCAATAGCCAAAGCTTCAGCTGCGACAGCGGTAGACATCAACGCCTTTTTGGTGAGCATTATGCGTCTCCTACGCGAGCGCCGTACAGAGTAGTGCTGACCTTCCACAAAGTAACGACAGTGAAGCCGCTGGTGTTCAACGTCGGGGCAACGCCACCGTCCGTTTTCCAAGTCACAGACGGCCAAGTGATCGTGTAGGCGGTTCCGTCATCGATCATCAATGTCATCGCTTCACCAGCAACAAAGCTGTCCGTAGGCGTGGAGTTTGCCGACAAGGTCCACGTTTGGATCGTGCCGTTATTCGGGTTTAAGGCAGGCGTCGTCCCACTCAGCGCATAAACCGTTTCAACGATGGCGTTGGCAAACTTAACATCGCCGTTAGCATCAGCGGTAACAACCTTGGAAGCCTGCGATGTGCCGAGGGTGGTGATGTCGTTGTAGTTCAATTCTGCGGCAGTCGAAGTGACCGCCGTTCCACCGACCTTCCACTCACCAGCCGTCAGGTTCGGCTTGATCGCCGTCGTGCCGTCCAGCAGGTCATCAAGGCTGTCCAGATTGGTATTGATCTTGCCGCCCCAAGTGTCCTCGGATGCGCCAACCTCGGGCTTCACAAGGCTGAATGTCGTTGTCGTTGAGTCTGCCATTTTAAGCCGCCCTTATGCCGCTTCGGTCCAAATTTCCGCCGTGTCTGAGACAGGCGTCCAAGTCTCTCCTGTATCAGACTGCGGCGTCCATGTCTCTGCCGTATCCTGACCGGGTTCCCACTTCTTGATGAAGGATGCCGACACTATACACGAAATTTGAGAAAGCGCACTACCCAAGCGCACACGCTGCAAAGACGCTTCAACGGAAACAGCACACTCCGATGTGATCGACACATTGACCAGCGCAACCGTCGAGACGGACGTGGTCAAAGCCGCAGAAACAGCCGCCGAAACATTGCGCGCCCGGTAGGCGTCAAGAGAAACCGTGGTGGCAGACGAGATCGGCGCATCAACCTCACGCAGCCGTTGTGCATCCGCAGAAACAGATGCTGCACACGCAGCAGAGGCGGAGGCATCCCGCACGCGATCCGCATCAGCAGATACTGATGAGGTGACGGAAGCAGTCGCGCTGGCATCACGAACACGCTGCGCCGAAACCGTTGTCGTAGATGTGATAGTGATGGTTGCGGATGCGTCCAGACGCTTGCCCGCCAGCACAGAAACGGCAACAGCGACCGAAGCCGACGCCGAAGCGTCTTTGACTTCGCCGCTGAGGCCATACGAGTCTAAGCCGTATGTGCCTGTACCGAATGCTGTACGGTAGACCGCCACCTATTCAGCCTCAGTCGAGGTTGATGTCGAGATCGCCTGTCGGCACACGCAGAACGTCCCCGGTGTCAATCACCTTCGAGGCGGTCAGCGAGGCGTAGGCGATC